AAAAAACAAATAAAATGAGTAATCAACAACAAAATCTCAACGTTAAGGTTGATCCAAGTCAAACAACACCTATTGTCTCTCCTGAAGGAAAACAAGTATTTACTGAAGGTGTTTTGTTACGTAAGGTATCTAAATTCTTAGCTGGCACATCAGAGGACGCTATTATGCCTGTTCCTTGTTTTTATGATCCTACTTCAGGTAAGATCTTAATTGAAATGTTACCAACTGAATTTAGAGAAGAATATCAGAAGTACAATGACTCTCTTTGATTGGCTTAACCAAATCACTTACGAGAAAAAACCTTGGAATTCATTTACTGAGGATGAGAAAGAATCATTTAATTGCTATATGGTTCATCGATTCCTCAGTATGAATCCTGATTATATAGAGTTTGTAAATTTAGTTCAAACTTTTCCATATACTGATAAGGAGAAAACATATAATATATATTTATATATGATACCCAAAAACAAAATGTTCCTTAAATATATTAAATCCTCTAAATCAAAACCTAAAGAAGCTCTACTAAAATATATTGCTTCTTATTATGAATGTTCGCTTGGCGAAGCAGAAGAGTATACTTATATTTTAAGAGAGACAGGTGTCAAATCTATTCTCACTCAATTAGGTATTGAAGATAAAGAACAAAAAAAGTTATTAAAAAATGGATAGTATAGTTGCGTCAATAATCAAGCAGTTTGAAGATAGAAGTGCTGTAGGTAAAACAAAATATGGTACTGATTTAGATAGAACTGATCTATCTTTGTTAGATTGGATTGAACATGCTAAACAAGAGCATATGGATGCTATCTTGTATCTAGAAAAATTAAAACAGCAGTTCATTCAAGAAACAACAAAGTGAGTAAGAAAACACCATTTGTAGTTAGGGCTATTAAAAATCATACCCCTCAAGATATTAATTATTCTTTCCAGAAAACCATATCTTATAGTCAATTCTCTACTTATAATGACTGTCCTTTAAAATGGAAGTTACAATATAAGGATGGTCTTCAAGAATACACTCCTACAATTCATACTGTGTTTGGAACTGCAATGCATGAGGTAATTCAAAATTACTTAACTGTAATGTATGAACAAAGTGGAGCGGCTGCTGATAGAATAGACATAGAACAAGAATTTGAAAACAAATTCAGAGAAGTATATTTAGAAGAATATAAGCGAAATAAAAACACTCACTTTAGCTCATCCCCAGAAATGAGAGAGTTTTATGATGATGGATTAGCTATCTTGAATTTTTTAAAGAGAAAACGAGGCCAATATTTTAGTATCAAAGGATGGCATTTAGTAGGTTGTGAAATACCTATTGTGATTAATCCAAATGAGAGATTTAAAAATTTGTTATATAAAGGTTATCTTGATTTAGTCTTATATAATGAAAACACAGATAAACATAAAATCATTGATTTTAAAACATCTACTCGGGGTTGGAATAATGACGCTAAAAAAGATGAAGGTAAGCAGTTTCAACTAATGTTTTATAAAAACTATTATAGTAAACAATTTAAAGTACCTGAAGAAAATATTGATATTGAGTTTGTTATTCTAAAGAGAAAAATATGGGAGGAAAGTGATTTTCCACAAAGTCGAATACAAGAATTTGCTCCTCCAAGTGGTAAAATTAAAATGAAGAAAGCAATTACTACTTTAGATAATTTTCTTGAACAATGTTTTAATGCTGATGGAACATTTAAAGATACTGACCATCAACCAACTGTAAATAAAAACTGCCAGTATTGTCCATTCTATAATAGAAAGGATTTATGCTCAGTGTAACTATTCTCACTTTTATATATATTTATATACAAATAAAAGCTATGAGTAAAAAAGATATGACACTAACTAGTGTCAAAGTACAAAGCGAGTTATTTGATGATTTTAAAATGAGTTGTGTTAAACATAAGTTTTCTTTACAAAAACTTGTAGATCGCACAATCCATTTATATCTTACAGATGACGAGTTTAGAAAGTCAATTCACAATCACAATAATTTAGAAAGAAAATAAGTTTTATGAATTCAAGTTTTGCTTATCTTCCTCAAAATGAGAGGAAGAAAATTTTGTTAATCTGCGATGACATTAGAGTCCATTCTGGAATAGCAACAATTGCCCGAGAATTAGTATTAAACACAGCTCAGCATTTTAACTGGGTTAATGTAGGTGGAGCTATTAACCACCCAGAACAAGGTAAACGCTTAGATTTAAGTGTAGATACTAATGCTAACACTGGGTTAACTGACAGTTCTGTTATATTATATCCAACTAACGGATATGGGGACGCTGGTTTAATTAGACAATTAATAGCAATAGAAAAACCAGATGCTATTTTCTTAATCACAGATCCAAGATATTTCATTTGGTTATTTCAGATTGAGAATGAAATCAGAAAGAAAACACCTATTGTATACTTAAACATTTGGGATGACTACCCAGCACCAATGTATAATAAAGCTTATTATGAATCATGTGATGCTTTATTAGCTATTTCAAAACAAACTAAAAATATTAATGAGTTAGTATTAGGTGATAAAACAAAAGGTAAAATTATTGAGTATGTACCTCATGGTTTAAATCATGATGTTTTTAAACCACTTGATAAAAATGATAAAGAATTAGTTGAGTTTAAGAAAAAATTATTTAAAGGTAAAGAATATGATTTTATTATATTTTTTAACTCTAGAAATATTCGTCGGAAACAAATTCCTGATACAATGTTAGCATTTAGATTATTTTTAGATAAGTTAACACCTGAACAAGCTAAAAAATGTGCTTTTGTATTACATACTCAAGTAGTTGATGAAAATGGTACTGATTTAGAAGCTGTAAGAGAATTATTATTAAATGAAGATTATCATAATGTTATTTTCTCTAATCAAGTATTGGATCCTAAAGGAATGAATATGTTATATAATTGTTCTGATGTTCAAATTTTATTAACTAACAATGAAGGATGGGGATTAAGTTTAACTGAAGCTATTTTAGCAGGTAATCCAATTATTGCTAATGTAACAGGTGGAATGCAAGACCAAATGCGCTTTAGTAAAAAAGGTAAATGGATTAATTTTAGTGCTGATTTTCCTTCTAACCATAATGGAACAATTAAAGAACATGGTGAATGGGCGTTTCCAGTATATCCAACTAATAGATCAATTCAAGGTTCTCCATTAACACCTTACATTTGGGATGATAGATGTAATGCTGAAGATGCAGCTGAACAAATAATGAATGTTTATGAGTTATCTAAAGAAGAAAGACAATCACGAGGATTAAAAGGACGTGAATGGGCTTTATCAGATGAAGCCGGTTTTACAGGTGAAAAAATGGGTCAAAAAGTAATTAGTATTTTAGACACATTATTTAAAACTTGGAAACCAAGAGAAAAATATGAATTTATAAACGCAGATGAAGTTAAAGACAAAGTAGTACCTCACAAATTAGTATATTAAAAAGTTATGAGTAAACCGTTATTTTTTATATCCTGCCCTATTGATACTTATAGTGGTTATGGAGCACGCTCTCGAGATTTAGTTAGAGCAATCATTCAATTAGATAAATATGATGTTAGAATCTTACCACAAATGTGGGGTAATACACCTTGGGGATTCATTAATGATAATCCTGAATGGGAATTTTTAAACAGACACATTCATACTCAACCTCAATTACCTAAACAGCCTGAGATTTGGATGCAAATTACTATTCCAAGTGAGTTTCAACCAATTGGAAAGTACAATATTGGAGTAACAGCAGGAATTGAAACTACAGTATCACCCGGAGATTGGATTGAAGGATGTAATAGGATGAATCTAGTATTAACTTCTTCTGAGCATTCTAAAAATACATTCATTAAGACTGTAATGCAGAAAGTAGATCAACGTACTAATCAAGTTATAGGTGAATTAAAGATTGAAAAAGATATTGAAGTATTATTTGAAGGAGCAGATATTGAAATTTATAAATCACTTGATAAAGTATCTTTATTTCCTGAGTTAAATAATATTAAAGAAAAATTTGCATTTTTATTTGTTGGCCATTGGATTAATGGTGATTTAGGTGAAGATAGAAAAAATGTTGGGTTATTAATTAAAATGTTTTTTGAAGTATTCAAAAATAGAAAAGACAAACCAGCACTTATTTTAAAAACATCTCAAATGGGTTCTTCATATATTGATAGAGATGAAATTTTAAAAAGAATTAAATTAATCAAAAAATCAATTAATAGTAAAGATTTACCTAATGTTTATCTAATTCATGGAGAGTTTACAGATATTGAGATGAATGAGTTATATAATCATCCTAAAATTAAAGCTATGGTTAATTTAACTAAAGGTGAAGGATATGGTAGACCATTACTTGAATTTAGTTTAACTAAAAAACCAATTATAACAACTGGATGGAGTGGCCATATAGATTTCCTAAACCCAGAGTTTACAACACTATTACCAGGTCAATTAACAAATGTACATCCAAGTGCTGCTAATAACTGGCTATTAAAAGAATCACAATGGCTCTCAGTAGATTTAGGTCACGCGGCTACTACTATTAAAGATGTATTTGAAGATTATAAAAAATATATTGATGGTGCTAAACGTCAAGCGCATAAAAGTAAAACTGAATTTAGTTGGGATAAAATGAAGGATAAAGTAGATGAATTATTTACTAAATACATTCCTGAATTTCCAAAACAAGTTCAATTACAATTACCTAAATTAAAGAAAATTGAATTACCTAAATTACAAAAAGTAGAATCAAATGGGTAATCAATTTAATGAATGGAAACTTATTGAGATTTTATATCATGAAGATATAAAACTATTAAAAAATAAAGGACTACAAGAATATTATTCTTCTGCTAATACCCTACTTACAGAATTTTTAAACCCGGAGTTAAGTTATGATTATGAAAAAATTGTAAGGGATAATGGTGAAATGATGTTTAAAGTAAAATATGAAGATGATCCTTATTTTGTTGTAACATTAAAAAAAGGTGGGTTAGATGAAAACCACTATTGGATCTTAGATTTTTACTTTCCTGAAAAAGATAATGGGTTTTCTAAACAAAAAGAATTAAAAGGAAAAAATTATCTAGATACTGTTTCTAAAATATCTAAAGATGAAATATTGCCTTATGTAGAAAAAAATCAATACCCTATATTATACTTTAAAGCATATTCTAATGATAGTTATGGAAATTTAAGAATGAAAGTTTTTACTAAAATAGTTGATAAGTTTGTAGATAAAAATACATTTGATATAGAAAAAAGATCAAATGAATTTGTAATAAGAAAAAAATAAAAGATTATGAATGATAAAATTATAACATGTCCCCGTACTGGTGGAGATTTATGTTATGAAACACAAGTCACACCTGAAATAACAAACTGGATGTCTTTATCTTGCGGATATTGGACTAATAGTTTAATGACAGAAGGAAGTGAATTCTATGATGAGCAAATGAAGATGCTACCTGAGTTATATAAAGCGTTAGCTTGGAAAGATGAAAACACAAATTTAACTTGGTTACCACAAACAATCAATGAACCTAAACAAGGCATGGTGTTTGCTAATGGGAATGAAGCTTCAAATTGGAAATGGGCTGCTGTTAAAGCAGTTCCTGTGACAGAAGAAGAAAAATATAAATACCCAATCCCAAAACAACCAGGTAAATTCTACGAGTATAGAATGGATATGACTACTCTTCAACATTTTGATGAAAGAGATTTTATAGATGCTTTAAGCTATATTGGCTTATTACCAGAATAATGTTATATTAAAGGTTATATGAAAATTAGTTACGCTATCACAGTATGTAATGAACTAGAGGAAGTAAGTCGTTTACTTAACTTTCTCCATCAACATAAACGATCTGAAGATGAAATTTGTGTTTTATTAGACAAACCAAAAGCCTCTCAACATTTATTAGATGAACTTTATTATTGGTCATCTAAAGATATAATCATCTTAAAAGAAAGCGCATTTCAAGGACATTTTGCTGATTGGAAAAATAAACTAAATAAAATGTGCTCTGGTGACTATATATTTCAAATTGATGCTGATGAAATTCCTAATGATAGTTTAATTGAGTCACTACCATTGATATTAGAGAATAATGTAGATGTTGTTTTAGTCCCTAGAGTAAATTTAGTTGAAGGTATAACACCCCAACATATCCAAATGTGGGGGTGGAAACAAAATGATAAAGGTTGGATCCAATGGCCTGATCCTCAATGGAGAATATTTAAAAATACTTCTGATATTAAATGGAAAAATAAAATACATGAAGTATTAGATGGGTATAAAACATATGCTAATTTACCTGAAATGGAAGAATATGCTTTATATCATTATAAGACAATAGATCGTCAAAAAAAACAAAACAACTTTTATAGTAAGTTATGAGAAAACAAGATATTAAAAAAACAGCATTGGTGCTTGGTGGAGGAGGTTTTATAGGAGGTCATCTTGCAAAACGTCTTAAAGATGAAGGATTTTGGGTTCGAATTGTAGACATTAAAGAAAAACATGAATATTGGAAGCATGATGATATATGCCATGAATATATTCAAGGTGATCTACGTGACCGAAGTTTTACCTCTACAATTATGTTGGCCCCAAACCAAATATCATTAGATGATAAAATTAACTCATTTGATGAGGTTTATCAACTAGCGGCTGATATGGGTGGAGCAGGATATATTTTTACCGGAGAGAATGATGCTAACGTAATGCACAACTCCGCTCTAATTAATTTGAATGTAGCTGAATTGGCAACCAAATTTTCCATTAAACGAATATTCTACAGTTCATCAGCATGTATGTACCCTGAATATAATCAATTAGACCCAAATAATCCTAACTGTGAAGAATCAAGTGCATACCCTGCAAATCCAGATTCAGAATATGGATGGGAAAAATTATTTAGTGAACGTCTATTCTTAGCATTCAATCGCAATTATGGACTTGACGTTCGAGTAGCTAGATTCCATAATATATTCGGCCCTATGGGAACTTGGAACGGAGGGAAAGAAAAAGCACCCGCAGCCATGTGTCGTAAAGTAGCTGAGTCATTAATAGATGATGAGATTGAAGTGTGGGGTGATGGATTACAAACACGTTCATTTCTTTATATTGATGAGTGTATTGAAATGATACTTCGTTTTATGAGACAAGATGAATTTTCAGGCCCAGTTAATATTGGATCAGAAGAAATGGTCACTATTAATCAATTAGCAGAAATGACTATTGAAGCCGCCAATAAAAGAGCTTATGTT